AACATGGATACGACTTGGGAATTCCTCTTAGCACATTAGAATACTGTATCGGTCAGTCAATGAAAGAAGATCGTCCAATCTTCAATTATGTATCAATCATGAAAAAGCATGCTGATAAAGCGATACGCGAGATACTTGATAATCTGAAATAAAATAGTAACTTTGCAACATCAAGATAATACGGACATAATTCGGATTATTTTGGTTTGACTTGGTGAGGGGGTGGTTCCCCTCACTTTTTTTATATCCTCATCGAACTTTTTCAATCGTCAATAGTAATACCCTATGTAATCCTTCTGGAAATTTGTTGATTTGTGTGCTGTTGATTGGTGGGATTACAAACAAAGAGGTAGCTTCGGCTACCTCTCATTATTATTTTACTTCTCTATCAGTTCATTAGCTTCAAGTAATTCCTGTGCGTCTTCCTTTAGATATATAGGAATAGAAACAATAATATCTTTCACACCAATATATTGGGCCAGCACAGTACGATGTCTCCCATCAGAAATAACGAAAGAGTTATTTTGTGATATGTCCCACATAGGTGGATCAACACATTCTTTCTTCAACCATCTCTCTATAGTATGGGCAAATCTAGACTCATCGTGCCAAAATCCATCAAATTTTTTATTAAAGACCACATCATATAAATTGGTTGAATTCTTTATTAATTTATCAACATTACATTGCATAAAAATCCTATTTGAATACATAGGATGATTAATAGGTAGTTCCATTTTACCAACATCAGTTGCCCAAACAGGAACAATACTGTTCAATTCATCATCACTCATTTTTCGACATTTATTCCTTAATAAAATATCTTCTTCATCTAAATCTTCATCATCTGTTTTTTTCCAATCTTCCATAGTCATTATATTAATTCATTACAATAAATAGTGAGATTTTACTAAATCACAAAATATAACTATTAGTTAGAAAAGCCCCGTTCTAAAAATACGGGGCTACATTCTAACTAATAGTTTTCAGCTAATTTTTGAATAGCTTTTAATCTTTCTTCTATAGCTGAAATTCTTTGTTTATCATCCGAAGAAGATAAAGATTTCAACTCATCTTTAAGTAACTCGGCTTGCTGCCTTTCAAGTTCCCTGGCATCTTCTTGGCTTATCGCTCCAAAGCCAGTAATCCTGTAATTGTCATGTTCCATACGAATAATTTTTAAAATTAAACATTTGTATTCCGAGCAAAAAATATGCCGGAACACATTTTCTTTGTATTCCGGCACGAAGGCACTTGTTTATACGGTGACAAATATATATATTATTTCCCAAATATTGTATTCTTTGCTATATAATTTTATCTGAAAAATGTATTTTCAATGAAATGGATATTTCTTTCTCAATTTATCCCACAGCCAACTTACAATTAGCAAACCTATAATACAGCAATACACATTATCTTTATGCAAATCCCACCACGAAAGTTCTACTATATTTTCCTTCTGATTTAATATAGCATCAACCTTATTACTCAATGTATCTAACATGTTAGAGAGATGTTGTAGGGTAACAGATACCGTTTCATCAACTTCTGTTCTTTCCTGTTCTTGTTTGGATGCAGTAGTAGTACTTTCCTTCACTACGTGTTGTTTTCCGACAGAATCAGGAGCAGACAAATAAACAGTTTTATTTTCCAACTTTAGATTACTTAGCCGGTCATTTGTTATCTTCGTTTGCCTACTAACATCCGCTCGCAGTGATTGAATAACACTTTGAATGCGATTAAAATCATCAGAGTAGTCAATCTGCTTTTGAGTCTCAATGTTCCGAGACGCCTGGCAAGAAGAACATACAAGACAACAGACTATTACAGCCAGCAGACTAATTATAGCCGTTAGGCACATCTTAGCTAAATCTTTCATGGCCTTACAACTACATTACGTAAAAAATTACTAAACTCACTCCTCACATCAAAACAAGGACACGCTTTGATATATTCAACAGGTTCTACCTCGCCGCTACCGTCGAGATCAGGTGATGTATCCCGATGCCCTAACAATTCAATGATAGGATACTCCTTACAGAGTTTTGCTACAAGGTCACGCAATGCGTTCTTTTGTGCATCAGTCCGGGTGTCCTTTGCCTTTCCGTTCGCATCAAGTCCACCGATGTAGCAGATACCGATACTGTGTTTATTATAACTAATACCGGAAAACCCTTTCGTGTTACAATGTGCTCCGTCAATGGATAATGACCGACCGTTTTCTACGGTACCATCTAAGTCAATTACAAAGTTGTAACCGATTTGGTTAAAACCGCGCTGTTTGTGCATCAAGTCAATATCTTTTGCACGCAAATCCTGCCCGGCTTTCGTTGCCGAACAATGGATGATAATTGAATCAATAGTTTTCATATCTTTTCCTCCTTGTCTAATTCTCCTTCAATTCTGTCAATAATACTCTGCACGTGTGCAGGTGTAGCTCGTTTAAATTCAAAGCGTATCACATGATAGATAATACGGAATCCCTTGTTTTTAGGATAAGCAATAATCAAATTTTTGAACGCATTTTGAAGATACACATAAGAGAATACATACGTAATAGTTTTAATAACCAACAATGAGTTTTCTCCGTCACCTATCAAAGTCATAAATGCAAAAACAACCTCTATGATTACAAGATAAAGAAGAAGCTCGACCAAGGCGTTCTTAAACTTACTCCATTTGAAGTTTCTACAACAGACAATAGAAACGCCATCAGCTCTCATCCCACACCAAATATTAAAACCAAACATTACTACTAATGCTATAAGGAAACCTTTGGTCGGTGTCAGATATGCAAAAAGGGAGCTTAACATCGAAACGAATATAATTCGAATTTGATCTACATTAAATAGCTCATATAACCATTTCATAACCTTATAAAATTGAAGTCATGGATATTGTAAATACAGCAATCAGTCCCGGTAACAAGACAGTAGCTAGCGCGTCAAGCCAATCAAAGACAAAACCACATCTTTTCTGAATATACTCAACCACTATCGCGGCAATAACTGTCGTTACCAAAGCAACAATAGCCGATTTGTCTAAAGGGATACCTAACGGAAGAAAACAGAAAGCAAACATCACAAGAAAAACGAACATACCAGCCTTTACGTGTGTCGGCCGGTTAGATTGGAAAAGCCAATCATACAAAATCCTTATACCCATATTCATAAATGTTTAGTTATTAATTAATACTCAGTATAAGGCAAATGTATTGAGTATAATAGCCCATTCAACAAAACATGAAATTCTTGAATACAAGATTAGAGCTAAAGTTCTATTTATTAAGAGCTTATAAAACCACCTTTTTTTTGTATAAAAACAAAAAAGGCAGTTATATTTCGACTACCTTGTATTTATTCCGTATATTTGCACCGCCAATCACTTATTAATAAAAAAGCCGAAACGCGATGAGGGCTTATGCCCCCGGTCGTGCGTCTCGGCGTACTTTGTTAATAGGTGATTGGCGTTACTCTTTAACAGGCCGGGGGCTTTTTACCTTCCCGCCCCCGAAAGGATTACAGGTACAACCCCGAATCAAAAGCGTCTTTCCGCTTCCACCCGGAAGCCAATGTATCTTGGATATGCTTCATAGCCCTCGTATAGAAGTCCGAAAGTTCTTCCAAGCCGGTAAACTCATGATAAACCGGCTCTTCGTCACTGCCGAACTTGAACGTCACAGGAAGGTTTTTTCCGGACTGGACGGCAAGGTCATAGGACGCCTTGTAGTTGAACTGGTTCTCGCTGGAAAGCCATACACGCATACCGTTCCATACGAATCCGGAAAGGATCTCCTTGTCAATAGCGGCATTATACCAGGAAAGGACAAGCCCTTTCACCTCATCAGGAGAGGGTTTATGGTCGAAGTCATGCTCCATATAGGTAACACGGCTGTCGCCTGATTCACGCACGTCCCAACGGACGCGCCACTTGTTCTTGGCCGGATTGATGCACTCCAAGAGTTGCACACCGGCACTGCCTTCTACTTTTCTCATATTAGCTGAATACATACTTGGTTCGACCTTTGCCGAACATCTCCGCCTTGATGGTGGTCTCGAACGGAAAACCGTCCGGCAGTTCCTTGATTTGCAGAAGAATATTTTTCATTTCCTCGCTGTTAGTGAAGAACTTCTTCATTTCACCGTTCTGCTCGATCGAAACAATACAGCGGTCATCACCCTGCTCGGTCTTGATGCCTGTCTCGAAATCCTTGACTATGATAGGGAGGTTCACAAGCTCCCGGATAGATACAACCGTACCGGGAAAACGTTTTTTGCCGTCTTCCGGTTTGTAAGTGACGTTTAAGTCCTTGAAACTTTTCATTTTTATGCCTGTTAATTTATAAAATAGATTCTTGCAATCAGCATGTTTAACAAGTCCGTAAAAGGAAGCGATGAGTTCCTTCCGGCGGCGACGGCTCTTAACCTTACGGATCTTGCGGGCAAAGTTCTGCTTGTTACGCTTGCGGACACGGGTATGGTCCGGGTAGATAACATAACCTAAGAAATCAATGCCGTCCCTGACGGGAGAAACACGCTCAATCTTTTTTATCTCAAGGTTTATTCTGGATGCCTGGTGACACACAACATCACGCATCTTCCAAAGAAACTTCTTGCTGCCGTCAAGAATACGGCCGTCGTCACAGTAACGGAAGTAATGCCTCACACCTTCCCTGTCTTTCAGGACATGGTCAATAAAGATGGACAACAAAAGATTGCCCAGCCCCTGAGAACTCCTCAGACCGATGCTGATGCCACGTTTCATGACATTGACGAAACCGGTTAGAATACGTATGAGCGTATTATCCTTAAAGACCCTGCTTACACAGTAATTCATAAAGTCATGGTCAACGCTCTCATAAAACTTCCGGATGTCGAAAGTATAGACATGCCTTGTTCCCGCAGGATCATCACTGATGGCACTACGTACCAGACATAATAAGTCATGTGTGCCGCGTCCCTTGATGGAAGCGGCCGAAGTACGGATAAAGCGTTTCTTCAGATGCATGTCTACGACTTTCATAATGGCATGAACACCGATTCTGTCTTTTAGGGAAAAGATCTGGATGCGACGCATTTTTCCACCCTCTTCGGCTTCTATCTCAAAAAACCGGTTTACTTGGAAAAGCCCATTGCGAATCTTTTCTATCAGCTCGTCAATGATCTCATCCTTATGCGCGATAAGGTATTTGCCAGAACGGCTACGTTTACGTTTATCTCCACGCAAAACCGTCCAAAAAGACTCTTCCATGTTAGGACGAGCAACTATTTCATCGATAATATAACCTTCTCTACGCATTTTTTGCCTTCAATTTTCCGGGCCCGACTTCTTCGAATCATTGCTGACCTACCAAACTCTACCCGACGATGTATGTTCCAGTTTTCCAGCCGGAGCTGCTGTTACTGAGGCTCATCCCCCTCGGCTCAATCATGGGTAACACGTACCCGACACCGTACGCCGATTAATGTCATTCAGGCACTTAACGTCCAAATTCTTTAAATTGTAACCTAGCCGGGAACCGTTGTTCACGTTCGCATTCGAGGAATCGTTGCCGCAATTGGCGTTCGACACACCGCCTTGAGCGTTCGCGTTGTTGTTCGACCGGAGAACCACACGGGATCATGGGGGAATCCACCTTTCGGGAAGCAAAAGTAACAAATTTAACATACAGAAAACACGTTTAAACAAATTAATTAAAAAAAAGACCGGGCTTACGCCCGGATTCAAGCTCGCGCAAAGGCGGGAAAGAATCCGGGAACGACTAGACGCTCTGACGCTTTGTCGCTTCGCTCCCGTTTAAGATTACGCTATTTCGTCCAGCGCTTTGAACGCTTCAACACTACCCGCGACAACGATTTGACCGCGGAAGGCTAGCCGGGAACCGTGGAACACGTACGCATACGAGGAATCGTTGCCGCAATAGGCGTACGACACACCGCCTTGAGCGATCGCGTAGAAGTACGACCGGAGAACCACACGGGACTTTGAGCTGCTAGGAACAAACTCATCACAGTAGTAAGTCGTAGAGGTACCGGTAGCGCTGGAGACACTGGCGATGTCCATATACTTCTGATGGTAGACTTTGATCATATAGCCACCGACAGAGGAAGTCTTAATTTTACGGACAGTGCCCGAAGGAGATTCTATATAAAGCTTGTACTGTTCACTCACAGGATCATTGGGAAGGCTAACCTTATCAAGATATTCATATTTACCACCGAAAAGGTTCTCGTAACCCATACAGTTGTTACAGCCGATGGTCTTTACCGTCTCAATACCCCATTCGTCACTTTCAACATACCAAGCGCCAGTAGTGGCATGATTCTGGTTGATAGTGTCACGCATACCGAGCTTCGAAGTCTCACCGATTATACGGGTATAAGTATTAGAACCGTAACCGCACTGGTCCTGAGAATCACGGCGACCGTAAAAAGCGTAGAAAAGGTTGGCGATATCCTTGTGCATATCCCAGTCAATCAGCTGCATTCCCCGACGGGAAGCGGAGTAAGAGAACTCGCCTTGGCTGATATTGCCGACGGAATAAGTATTGGAAGCGATGGAAACAATCTTGGAGCCGAGAAAGGAAGCCTCATGGACACCCACAAGACACTCGCCATGCTCAACCCAATCAGGTTCCATGTCCTCAATCTTATCACTGTTGGATAACACTACGGGATCAAAATCGACGTTCTTGCTGATTGTGAAATACAACGACTTGGCTTCTGACGGGATGTCGCAGATAACATACATACCGTCGACAAAGCCCAAGGTACCTTCGGCGACAACTTCTTTGACCGGCGTTTCCTCCGAATCGACAAAGAAAGCGCCGATAAGACCGGTACCCATAGCGGAAGGATAACGGACACGTTTATAACCGTCAACACTGATACGCAGAACCTGATAGTTAACGTCGGCTTTCAAACCCTCACGGATGCTAGCGGCGGCAATGGAGAGTTTATAGCCGTCACGAACATCGGGAATATCATCGTAGGTCAGAATGGTGCAATCAGGGACGGAAGGACGGGTACGGTTAAAAGAGAAGCAGGCGTACTTCTTACTGTTAAGGACATCATTGACACCCTTATACCAGTAATGCGGTTCGAACATCATCACGTCACCCTCACTGCCATCAAGCCTGGCGGGGCTGGCGTTACGAAGTGACTCCGCATCGGAATAATAGTTGGAGTCGGAATCATGCAAGGGGAACACAGTGGAGACAGCATCACCCGTACGCTTGCTCAAGACACGGTGACGAGCTTTCTGGATGGAAAGGACGTGCGCCGAAGGGACATACGCGTTTTTAAACTTGTTGCCGGTACGGTTGTCAAGGTTGCTGATATTATACTCATCAGAGATGCTATCGTCAAATTCTACAATCGTATATTCAGGCTGGGTGATAGTCATTTCCGGGAAATGAGCGCAAATAGCGGCGTACTCATCATCAGGCATATACGAACTGAGTTTATAAGTACCTACAAGGCGGCAAGTGGTTACGTTGCCACCGTTCTCATCAACACCGCCCATTTCCATGAAGTTACGGAGGAACGTGCCGTCACCCTCCATCACGATACCCGTAATACGGAGGTAGCGGACATTGGGACACAGCCGTAACAGGGACTGCCAATCGACAAGTGCGCAACTATCAACTACAAGACGGATGATGTTATCGGTACCCTCAAGAAGCAGACCGGCATTTGAAAGTCGGTTCAGGTAACGGAAGTCAAGTGTCTGCAAGGTGGAGGGAAGCACTACCGAGGATAACGGGGAGCCCTCGGCGAAGGTGACGCCGGTCAAGGAGGTATTACCGGCATTGAACGTTTCAAGCTTCGTGTTGCCGGACAAGTCAATACCGGTAAAGCCGGATGATTTGAGCCCGGACATGTTCAGCGTACGCAAATGGCGGCAGTTGTTTACAAGCAAGCCGTTCAGCGTGCTTTGAGTATCGGCACAACTGATATCAAGGTTACGGAGCGAGGTGCAGTTGTTCAGGTTCAGCGTCTGCAAAATGGCATGGCTCACGTCAGTCAGGTCAAGTTCAAGGATACGGCTGGCGCCGTAGAAGTATTGGGGATCGTTCACGATAAGGTCGGTGTCAAGAGTAAGCTCGACAGGAGAACCCGCGTCTTCGGCAAGAACCGCACTCTGATGAGGGGTTCCGCTGGTATAGCCGTAACCGAAATAATAACGCTCGCTGGACTTGATCCTGACCTGACGGTTGTCACTGCCGAACCGATAGCCGAAATAGGCAGCGAAGCTGTCCTTGCGGTAAGTACCGCAAACGTACTGGCTGTCAAGAAGGGCAAAACGGTTCCTGATGGTATAGGTACGGTGGGCGTAGCGGTTGCCTTGCAGGGCATAAAGATAATTATAGAAGCTGGTACCCTCACCGGTAGTGACTCCCTCGGTCAGAGGCTTGATATACTTGAACTCACCGTCCTTATTATAAATCCGCTCGCACCAGTTGCCCATCATTTCCTCATTGAAAACCTTAAGCACATATTCAAGACTCATTGTGCTACGAAGTTTTTCAGCGACCTCACGAAGTTTGTCAGGACAACTACGAACAAGGTCCCACAATACAGAGTCATGGCCGGCAAAAGCATAACTGCCAATACTCTCATCCATTGTATCCCAGGTTGTAGTATAGTCGTATTTGAGGACTGAATCGTTACGACTGCCAAGAATGGTATCCATATCGTAAGGCAGGAAGTACCAGACAAGACCGTCCCAAGTCGCAAGCATCATATTCTTGGCTCGATTATCAACGCCTAGGAAATAGTCGGTTATCAGATACCAAGCAAACGGACTGTCATTACCAAAATATTGCGTGTATTCATTCAGAAACTTGACATGATTGCCTTTACAACTGTCAATCCAACTCCACAACCGTTGGACGGCGGCTTTGTCTTCCGCATCGGCAGTCGCCCAGGTCTGGTCCGGTTTAAAACGGAACTCAAGGCCCTCGGAAAATTCTTCTTCGGTGATATTGGAAGTACCAAAAAGACATAAAGGATGGGAGTTGTTCAGGAACTCAAGACAGATACATTTGTTACGCTGACCGTTAAGGGTGGCAGTGTCATTGAAACCTTCTATGCCTTCAAAGCCATAAATGATACCGCTGTCGGATTTCTCGTTATTGAAATTATACTTGCCGAAGTAGGTATTCGCACCGCCATCTTCTTGAGCGCAGAATAAATCCATAGGGAAGCCGTCAACACCGATACGGACATCGTACTCGCCTTTATAGGCGGCCTGTGGTGGAGTGAGCCAGCCGCATTGTTTCCATATGTCGTTAACGATACGGACACCGCCCGTATTCTGAGTTGATGAAGAATCCGAAAAGTCGGCTTTAAGGCAGAAAATATCAATAGGACGGGCACCCGGTTTGAACGAGTACAGGAATATGTTGTTGCCGTCGGCATCCTGCTGGAGAACACCGTTGATATAGAACTCGGTATTATATTTGTCGGAACGGCTGAAATATAGGCGATAGTTCTTCCGGGGATATGTCGTGGAAGAAGTTCCCTGAATGCGAAGGCCCGCTCCCTTGATATAGAAATCATATTCCTTGCCATAGGGCGAATAGAAATAAATATCAACCGGAACTTCGAACTTCTTGTTATTCGTGGCATTGACAAGGTTTACATCACCCACGATACGCATTACCGCCTTCCCCTTGGCACGAAGCTTGTCGATGTCAACATCGGTACCTTCCTCATTCAGAACGTCGTTATTTTCAAAGAGAATGACCATTTCGTCAGAGGTTGAACGGTCAACGACGTAATTGGAGAATTCCTCTTCAGCAGTCAGCCCACGGTCATAGACACGAAGGCTCCTGACCTCAACATCCGCGGCATCACTGCTGATACGGATATTGGCTGGGGTATCCTGAATAAGAGACTCGGTTGGAGCATATTGCACGCAACCGCACCGGCTACCGTTGACATAAAGTTCCATCAGCCGATGACCGGACTTCTTACCGATGACAAAAGCAATCTTGAGGTTCATGTCACTGGCGAACTTGGTGCTTACCTCGGTACCCCCGGATGAACAGATACGCGCTTCGTTCGTAGACATCTGAAAGCCGACACCGCCATTCATACATTCAAGGATAATGCCCTTGCGGTCGGTTACATTCGAGCATTCGAGTTCTATTTCATAGGTGCCGCCGTTATTGAAGGCGTCAGTCTTGAAAGGCTGGTATCCGATGTCGATAGAAGCACCGTTTGTCAGTTTCAAAGAGTCACCGGTCCAGCTCCAGTTGAAACCGTCGAACTTGGTAGTGATGTCACCGTACGTCCAGGTATCAGGATTCTCTTCTGAATTACTGCGACCGGAAGCGGTCAGTTTCAGCAGCAGGCCGGAAGTGACCTCAGCAATATCAATGCGGGATTTGATCACTTCAACATGGAAGGGGTAGACGGTAGAACCGCTCCGGAATTCGATCTCATATGTACCCTGTTCGGTAAAGCGGTTCGTATACACCTGCGTCTTACGGGGAACACTGACAGACTGTGTCTGCACACCGTTGATAAAAACTGTAAGATCGGTCGGAGTCTTCTCACGGTCATAGACCACAAAATCAAAGGAAAGCTTCTCATACTGCCCCACCTCCAACGTAGGCGACAGATGATCATCGGTAAAGATGCGACCGTCCGAAAAAATGAGTTTCGTGCCGACGAAGGGAGCGTTGGGAACGCCCTTGTTGATGTCCAGGTAAATACTTTCGGAACGGATGGTCAGGTTCTCCTGCTCCATTTCAGCGACCATCTGGACGGTATGCCGCCCGGTGGAAAGACCGGAGGGAATAATAAAGTTGCCGTTGGTAGTTCCGGACCTAGTAACGGTAACCGTATCCGTCTGCACACCGTCAACATACAGGGTGACAACCTTCTCACCGGTACCGGAAAGGGTATAAGGGATGGCGATTATGTCAGAACCGCCATAGCCGGACATGCCGGAAGACAAGTTATAGCCCGAAGTCAGGGAAAGGGTGACAACCTTGACACTCGTAAAGGACTGTTTGGTCTGTGTCTTGCCCGTTTCCGGATCGGTCGTGCTGGCTTTCACAAGTATGTCAGTGGTCCCGAGCATAAGATACTTGCCCAGGTCAAGGGTATAAATGCCGCTGGACACGTCATGGATGGTTTCAGAATAGACGGTCTGGGAACCGCGCTTGGCCTGAATGACAACGGTCGCCTTCTGCCCGGTAGTCACACCCTTGTCATCACCGGAAGAGTACTGGTGGTCATAGAACCAGGTCAGAATAGCGCCGTCACCCTCCTTGATTATGGAATGGTCGACACCGGATGTAAGAATGATCTTGGTGGCGTTACCGCTTTCACCGCCACCGCCGGTACCGCCGGTAAATTCAGTGCTGGCAATCTCGGCACCAGACTTGTTCCTTAGGGACAAGGTTACGGTATTGGCTTCCTCGTCAACTTCGGAATCAAGGCTGAAAACCGTGCTGGCTTCCAGTTCTGCCAGCCGGGCGGCTATCGCGGCATTCTGGACGGGGTTAGTGGAATCAGGGTCAAGAGTCTCATCAACCTCAACCTTGTCAATTTGAAGGTTGACATTGCCGTCACCGTCCTTGGGCTGACCGACACCGTTCACCGTAATGCCTTTAACGGAATCACCGCCACCGTGACGCTCCCAACTGGCAGGATTTAAAAAAGTGGAAAGGGTGGTACCGGCATAACGGTAATCCTCCCATTTGCCGGAAGAGACCTCGAAGGTGATGATTAGGCCGGCCTTCTTATTATCGGCAATTTCAGCATCCTTAAGTGCAGGAACCGCACTGGAAAGAGTGTAATAGCCTTCTTCCAAAGGATGGAGCCTGGTGACGTCATAAAAACCGCTACCAGAGCCACCACCATCTTTTACTTTGTTTAGAATCTTCTTATCCTCGGCAGTCATTACACCGGCTTTCTGTTCTGTGGCAGCAGGAATTGTTTTTTTCCCATCAGTTATCTTACCGTCCTTTGATTTTGTCCTGTATTCAATGTCAACAGTTGATTCCAAAGGGGTAATCGTGATAGAATCAGGATCTACCATACTATCCGGAAGATTTTCAACTTTAGTTTCCAAATCCTTGCCACGATTACCGGGAAATAGTTCATTTTCTTCTTCTCCGATCGGTAAATTAGCATATGGGACTTTCTTATTCTCATCAAGAGGCGCAATACCGGAAGAACTCCCTTTAAGAGACTCAACCTCAGTAGTCCATTCATCCCACGTAACATTTCCTCCGGAGACGTTACCCATACGCGAAATAGTACAAACTGTACCCAAATAAAGTGTATCCGCTCCATCCTGCATTGTTTTTAATTGTATGCACGACGTAAACGATTGAACTACCTTATTCAAATTAATCCGTTCCACTTGTATATTTACAGGTATCTTGGAAGCTTCAACAGCCAGTACTCCCCTATAATTACCAATAGAGGAATCACCCGAATACATGAGATTCAATTTATCATTAAAGCCATTAATCGTTGTAAATGTTCCAATATTTTTGAACGGATCAGTTAAAGGAACTGATTTCTCCGAAGTCCCCGTAATCCGTTTCAATAACTCATCATCTCCATCTTTCAAATCCTTGGCTATCTTATTTACATTCCTAACCAATTCATCAAAATCGCCATTGACCATTGTGGCAATACTATTTACAAGCAATTCAATAGAAACTTTCCGGCTTCCACTGACTTCTACATACATGTCTCTTACCAACTCAGTTGTATCAGTCAACTGTTCAATTGTAAGACTATTCGTCTTCAAGGATTGTAATACAAGGCTGACAATTTGTTGTTTTTCCGATTCTGTCATATCTTCCATTTATTTAAAATTCAACACCATTCATTATTTTATTTCTTATGATACAGTTCAAACTTTAGGATTGGAGTCCATCAGGAGCAATGGGAAAATCATCAATAAATTCCCCATTCCAAGTCACCTCATAATAAGTTTTGTCATCTCCACTTGTAGTAAATTTAAGAGCTTCACTAGCTTGTATATCTACTTGATAACTCTCTCTTTTGCTGCTGAAATTCTGATCATCGGAATACCCTCCATTTATAACAGACATTTTCTCAATACTCCGAATGGTATTACCATCTACTGTTTCAACAAATGGTACATCAAATACCACATCCCCCTTTGCTGGTACATCTAATATTATTCTAGCATAATAATTATAGGAAGTAAATAGGCTAGTCATTATTACTTGATAACGCAAATAAAGTTTACCAGTAATTACACCTATATTATCTACAGTTTCACCACCTTGCTTAATAGCTCTCAATTTTTCATCATTAGCAACTTTCCTATAAGTATCATTCTGAATTCTTCTTATGGATACCTGATTATTCCATTCCAGTATAGGATTCATCGTTCTGACTTTCTGTAACATCTGATTAAATACGAAACTCTTTAATCCATCTATCTGCTGGTTGAGCTCTGGAACATTACCTTCTTTTCTTGCATAACGAACCGAGTCAAAATAGACATAATTACAGCATAGAACTCTGTTCAGCAACTCGGCAAACCACACAGGACATCCCATAGAGTTTCCAAGAGTAAACAGCATTGTTGTATATTCATGGCTGAACAACTCGACAATATCCTCATCTGAGGTCACAAATTGTTCATTGTCTACGCCAAATGTCCAACCATTATCTTTAAAACCACCAGGTACACGAAAATCGAAGAAATATTGCATCCCGTCTATCCACCAAATTGCATCAAGCCGTTGCTTGTTATCCTTCATGGAATATTGTATAAGGGTAGTCTCGGAAAGCTGGCATTCATCATCTGTAACTTTGAAAATATCGCTCGTATTACCGTTTATAACAATATTATAATACCCACATGGAAGTAATGAAACCGTATAGAAATAAAGAACCTTATCCTCATTCATTTGCCATGAACTTAATGTTATAGGCGTAGACGTATCATCTATAACGTTATTAATGCAAACAATAGGCTCCTGTTCTTCCGGAGTGGAAATCAGTTCAATAAAAATGTGATCTGTACGGGCAAATAACTGCACATATTTGCTTTTCGCACCAAATTTATCGGTAGACGGAGAAAAAAACAGTGGTGTAAATGGACTTATAATCATATTCTAAGCTTTTGATATTGAACGGACAAATAATTCATACTTCACTCCCTCATTTCTCTCAATTACACTACTCACCTCTTTAATATATCCTTCATATACCAAACCGTCTTTTAAAATTTTAATAGTCCTATCATCCATTTGAGGCACATTCTCATCATAAGTTTTGAAAGAAACATCTCCACAAGTAACTATACGTTCACTCACAATAAAGTCATCTTTCATTCCCACACCATTAACAGCAACCTCACT